AAACCCGTTGACTTATCCCCCTATTCGAGTAAAATGTGTAGTACCGAAAGGAAATGGAGGTACATACAATGACAATTTACTACAACGCGCAGGACAGAAAACCGCTTGTAAAAGCCATCAGCGAGTTCACGGGAGCGGACGCAGTTTACATGAGGACCCCGACCTACGCATACCGAATCGACTATTTCACTGTGACCCGCGAGGGCAACCTTGAATTTGATGACAGAGCCGACAGTGAGGAAATCGAGGGCCTGCTTGAATTCCTTGCGGAGCGCGGATTTATCGCCGAGAATGCCGCTACAGAACCGCTGGAAACGAATACCGAGAAAGTACCCGCAGCCGCCGACAGCGCTGAACACGGCAAAACTGTGGGGCTTACAGTGGAAGTTCCGCTTGAAAGCACAGCGGTCGGAAACCTCACCAAGCTGCTTGACGCAAAAGGCAGACTTATCCGCAGAGCCTTAGCGGTGGATAGCCTGTCGATTGAGGTCACGGGCAGCACGGTGAAGTTTCCCTGGTTCGCAGACTGCGGCACTGATGAGTGCAAGGCTTACACGCACTTCATCTCGGCACTCTGCGAACTTGCCTCAAATGCAAAGCGGGTTACGGCTAAGGAAAAGGAAACCGACAACGACAAGTACGCATTCCGCTGCTTTCTCCTGCGGCTGGGGTTCATCGGTTCGGAGTACAAAGCAGAGCGGAAAATACTGCTGAGAAACCTCACAGGTTCATCGGCTTTCAGAAATGGAGGTGCAAACCATGAGATTTCCGAGTAAAGAAACAATCGAGCAGTACCGCCGAGAGTACCCTGTCGGCTGCCGAGTAGAGCTTGTTTCAATGGACGACCCGCAGGCTCCTCCGAAAGGCACAAGAGGTACTGTACGAGGGGTTGACGATATCGGAAATCTGCTCGTCCGCTGGGATAACGGCTCGGGACTGAATGCTGTTCTCGGTGTTGATGTGGTTCGCAAAATCCGTGGCTGATATACACAATTTCTGCGTGTGTATTTCGTTCAATATATTGTGGTAAAACCGCTTGCTATATACTGCTTTTAGAGTTAATATGTGTGTACCGCAAGGGAAACAAAGCAAACGGAGGATACAAAAATGAACGAGAAAACCACCAAGCAGATTGAAGAAATGATGAACCAGACCATAGGGGTCGAGGTTGAAATGAATAACATCACAAGGACAAAAGCCGCGCAGCTTGCCGCCGAATTTTTCGGAACAGCCAGACACGAGCACACCGCAGGCCGCAACGGTTACGATACCTACTCCGCATGGGACGGCGAGGGTCGCGAGTGGAAGTTCCAGAAGGACGTGAGCATTGCGGGACCCGACAGCGAGAAATGCGAAATGGTTACCCCGATTCTCACCTACAAAGATATTGAAACCTTGCAGGAGCTTATCCGCAGACTTCGGAAAGCGGGTGCAAAGAGCGACGCGACAAGGGGCTGCGGAGTTCACATTCACATCGGTGCCAAGGGTCACACGCCGCAGAGCCTGCGAAACCTCGCAAACATAATGGCAAGCCATGAAAGCCTCCTCGCAAGCGCACTGAACCTCGACAGAAGCCGCATGAACCGCTACTGCCGCACGGTCAGCAAGGATTTTCTGGTGGAACTCAACCGCAAAAAGCCGAAAACCATGGCGGCGCTTGCGGACACCTGGTACGGAAGTCAGAACGCAGATTACGGCAGGTCGGCGCACTACAACGAAAGTCGCTACCATATGCTGAACCTCCACGCAACCTTTACAAAGGGCACGATTGAATTCAGACTTTTCCAGTTTGACGCGCCCTCGGGCGGCAAGCAGAACGGACTTCACGCAGGTCAACTCAAATCCTACATTCAGCTTTGTCTGGCGCTCAGCCAGCTTGCCAAGCAAGTCAAGACCGCAAGCGCAAATCCTCAGCAGACTGAAAACCCCAAGTACGCAATGCGGACTTGGTTACTGCGGCTCGGCTTCATCGGTGGCGAGTTCAAGACCGCAAGGGAGCTTTACACCAAGCGGCTCGAGGGTGACACGGCTTTCAGAAATGGCAGACACGATGTCTGCACGCCGCCCCAAAACGGCGGCACGGACGCCGCCGAACCAAGGGCGGCAGAGTAGACCGCAGTAAGCAGGAATCAGCTTCCTGCCCCCAATCCCCCCACTCGGGGGCTTTTGGTGGTAGAAAGGTGATTTCTGAAATTGAACCTTTCGGAAAGGATTATCACTATGAAAAAATACTATCTCGCTTATGGCAGCAACTTGAATGTTCGGCAAATGGCGCTGCGTTGTCCTACGGCAAAGCCCGTGGGGAGTGCGGTGATTAAGGACTACGAACTGCTCTTCAAGGGCAGCAAGACAGGAGCTTACCTCACAATCGAACCGAAATCGGGGGCGGAAGTTCCGGTTGCAGTCTGGTCGGTCGAACTTGCCGATGAAGAACGGCTTGATGTGTACGAGGGTTTCCCGGCTTTCTATTACAAGACCGAATTTGATTTGCCTGTGAACTACTTCTCGGGCAAAAAGGTGGTCAGAAAGGCGTTTGTGTACATCATGCACGAGGAGCGACCGCTAGGGTTACCGAGCGGTTCATATGTTCGGACTTGCCTTGAGGGTTACAGCAATTTCGGCTTTGACGAGAGTATTCTTTTCAAAGCGCTGAACAACAGCAGGAGGGTTGCCCATGAAATCGGATAACGAAACAGGACTTCGCACCTGCCCCCGCTGTGGGGCGCAGTACGGCGGGGTTCCTGCTCTTTCGAGAAAGTACCCCAACACCTATATCTGCCCGGATTGCGGCACACGGGAGGCCTTAGAAAGCATAGGTGTTTCCGCTGACGAGCAGGAAAAGATTATCAGTATCATTCACAATAAAACACACAGTTCTGACCGCTGATATTTGTGTACTATATTATCCGAAAACTGCTTGATATAATGCGGCTTTAGAGTTAATATGTGTACAACAAAAAAACACGGAGGAAAAGATTATGTGGAAACAGGGCGCAATCGGAGTTAAGGACAGCAACGGCAGAATGGTTTCGGTAAGCTACTGGGTAAAGCATTACGAAGAGCCAAGCGAGGAATACGGAATCAGCGGCGGCAGGATTTCCAAACTGATGTTAAAGCAGAACGGCAGGGTCGTTTACAACTACGACCGGGGCAAGGACATTGAACCGCTGACCCCCGAAGCCGAAAAGGCGCTTGCGATACTGATACACGAATACAACTGAACACTTGTGAAAGCCGCCTGCGGGCGGTTTTTCTTGTTCTGGGGGTGATGATATAAGAAAGCTGAAAAAGTACAAGCCGACAAAATTTAAGCTGAAAACCTCGGTGTACGATAAAGCTGCCGCAGACTTTGCGGTTGCATTCATCGAGAGCCTATGCCACACCAAAGGCACATGGGCTGGAAAGCCGTTCGAACTAATCGACTGGCAGGAGCAGATAATCCGAGATTTGTTTGGGACGCTGAAGCCGAACGGCTACCGGCAGTTCAATACGGCGTACATTGAGATACCAAAGAAACAGGGCAAGTCCGAGCTTGCCGCGGCTGTTGCGTTGCTCCTTACCTGCGGCGATGGAGAGGAACGAGCCGAGGTTTACGGCTGTGCCGCTGACCGTCAGCAAGCAAGTATCGTTTTTGAGGTTGCCGCAGATATGGTACGAATGTGTCCTGCTCTTTCCAAGCGAGTGAAGATTTTAGCATCGCAGAAACGACTTATATACACACCAACGAACTCGTTCTATCAGGTGCTTTCGGCAGAAGCGTACAGCAAGCACGGCTTCAATATCCACGGCGTTGTTTTTGACGAGCTGCACACTCAACCGAACCGAAAGCTGTTTGATGTAATGACCAAAGGCTCAGGTGACGCAAGAATGCAGCCGCTGTATTTTCTAATCACCACAGCCGGAACTGACACGCACAGCATTTGCTACGAAACTCATCAGAAAGCCAAGGATATAATCGAGGGTCGGAAAATCGACCCTACTTTTTATCCCGTGATTTACGGTGCTGATGAATCCGATGACTGGACAAACCCGAAAGTGTGGAAGAAAGCGAATCCAAGCCTTGACATTACGGTCGGTATCGATAAAGTAAAAGCCGCCTGCGAATCGGCAAAGCAAAATCCGGGCGAGGAGAACGCTTTTCGGCAACTCCGCCTGAACCAATGGGTAAAGCAGGCGGTGCGTTGGATGCCGATGGAGAAATGGGACAAGTGCGCATTCTCCGTTGACGAGGACGAACTGGAGGGGCGCGTCTGCTACGGTGGGCTTGACCTTTCTTCAACAACGGATATAACGGCATTTGTGCTTGTTTTTCCTCCACTTGATGAAGAAGATAAATACATCATTCTGCCGTATTTCTGGATTCCAGAGGATAATCTGACCCTGCGTGTAAACCGCGACCATGTCCCCTATGATGTGTGGGAGCGCCAAGGTTACTTGCAGACCACCGAGGGCAATGTGGTTCACTACGGCTTCATCGAACAGTTCATTGAAAAGCTCGGAGAACGATTCAATATCCGAGAGATAGCTTTCGACCGCTGGGGTGCTGTGCAGATGGTTCAGAATCTCGAGGGCATGGGATTTACAGTCGTGCCTTTCGGACAGGGTTTCAAGGATATGTCACCTCCGACAAAGGAACTGATGAAACTGGTTCTTGAACAGAAGATAGCACATGGCGGTCACCCGGTTCTGCGGTGGAACATGGATAACATCTACATTCGCACCGACCCCGCCGGAAACATCAAGGCTGACAAGGAAAAGTCCACAGAGAAGATTGACGGCGCTGTAGCAACAATTATGGCGCTTGATCGTGCTATCCGCTGTGGGAACGACCACGGGGCGAGTGTGTATGATGACAGAGGGCTATTGTTTATATAGTTGTGTGCAATTCCCGTTGAAAATCAAAAGTTTTTGCATTTGATAGCAAAGACTTGATATTTTCAAAAGTTTGTGCTATACTAATGCTAATAGGAGGAATGTGCCATGATAGGATCCCACGAACTGAAAAAACGGGATCGGTATCTGAAAAAGCTGATCAGTTTTCAGGATACCGAACCGGTTAAGGTAATTACAGGCATTCGACGCTGCGGAAAGTCCAGCCTGCTAAAGCTGATGGTCGCTCATCTCAAGGAAATCGGCGTTGCACCGGAACATATCGTAGAGATGAATTTCGAATCACACGATTTCAGAAATATGACCTCAGATGATGTATATGACTATGTAAAAGAGCGCACTGTACCCGGCAAGCGTATGTACCTTTTTTTTGATGAGCTGCAAAGAATTGAGAAATGGGAGGACGCCATCAACGCTTTTCGTGTGGACCTGGATTGCGATATCTATGTCACAGGGTCAAATGCTTATCTTCTTTCATCAGAATACTCCACCTATCTATCCGGACGGTGCGTGGAAATAAAAATGCTCCCGTTGTCTTTCAGAGAATTCCTGTCTTTTCATGACTTTGAGGTCAGGGAAACACAGAGCGCACTTGGAGGACTTCACCGACAGGTATTTGATAAAAACGGCGAGAGATACGAGGTGCAGGAAGTCTTTGACGCTTTTATGCGTTTCGGAGGAATGCCGGGCATTGCCGATGTGGGTCTTGACCAGGAAAAGGCACTGACGCTCCTTGACGGAATTTACTCCACTGTCGTGGTTCGGGATATTCTTGAGCGTGAGAAGCGGCGTGGGCAAAGACAGATTACAGACCCAGTGCTTCTTCGTAAAATCATTCTGTTTCTTGCTGACAACATTGGAAGCAGCGTTTCAATCTCATCCATTGGCAATACCCTGATGAACGAGGGGCTGCTGGAAGATGGTAAACGGAAAGGAACTCCGAGCGTACACACGGTTCAAGCGTATGTAAACGCGCTGATGGAAAGCTATTTCTTCTATGAAATAAAACGGTTCGATATCAAGGGCAAGGAGTACCTTCGTACCCTCGGCAAGTATTATATCGTTGATATCGGGCTTCGGAATTATCTGCTTGGTTTCCGAAACCGGGACAGCGGGCACGCGATTGAAAATATCGTGTACTTTGAACTTCTGCGCCGCGGTTACGATGTAGCAATCGGTAAAATCGATAATGCCGAGGTAGACTTCATTGCCACATCTGCGGATGACAAAAAGTATATCCAGGTCACAGAATCCATGCAAAGCGAGGACGTTCGCAAAAGAGAACTCGCACCCTTGCAGAAAATCCGCGATAACTATGAAAAAATCGTTTTGTCACTTGACCCGGGACTTGATAATTCATACGATGGAATTAAGTCAGAAAGGCTGATTGACTGGCTACTGGACGAGTAAGCAATGCGTTTTTTCACTTGATGGCATAAACTTTTAACAATCAGCAAATTTCAAGCATCTGTCTATGGGCAGGTGCTTTTCTTATGTCCATTTTACGAAAGGACTGACTACATGAAGATTTTCAGCAGCTTATTTCATTCACGAGATAAGCCTAAAAACAGCACTGCCGGCAGCGCCTACCGCTTTTACATGGGTGGTTCTACCGCAGGAAAGAACGTCACCGAGCGCTCCGCAATGCAAATGACCGCGGTGTATTCCTGCGTTAGAGTGCTGTCGGAAGCCGTGGCGGGATTACCGCTGCACGTCTACAAATACCGTTCAGACGGTGGCAAGGAAAAAGCGGTCACGCATTCACTTTACCGCCTGCTCCACGATGAACCGAACCCCGAAATGACCTCGTTTGTTTTCCGTGAAACGCTTATGACGCACCTGTTACTGTGGGGAAACGCATATGCGCAGATTATCCGCAATGGAAAAGGCGAGGTCATTGCTCTGTACCCGCTTATGCCGAACCGAATGACCGTTGACCGTGACGAGAACGGGCGGTTGTACTACAAATACTATCGCGGGAATGATGAAGCAATCCGCGGCAAGGAATACGAGGTCGTTCTCTCGCCAGGTGATGTTCTGCATATTCCCGGACTTGGCTTTGACGGGCTTGTTGGCTACTCGCCGATTGCAATGGCGAAGAACGCTATCGGGCTTGCCATCGCTACCGAGGAGTTCGGCGCTAAGTTCTTTGCGAACGGCGCAGCGCCAAGCGGCGTACTTGAACACCCGGGAACAATAAAAGACCCGACTAAGGTTCGTGAAGCGTGGCAGTCGCAGTTCGGCGGGAGTTCCAACAGCGGAAAGGTTGCTGTGCTTGAGGAAGGCATGAAATACACTCCCATCAGTATTTCGCCCGAGCAGGCGCAGTTCCTTGAAACCCGAAAGTTTCAGATAAACGAGATAGCTCGAATTTTCAGAGTACCGCCGCACATGGTTGGTGACCTTGAAAAATCGAGCTTTTCCAATATTGAGCAGCAGTCCCTTGAATTCGTGAAATACACCCTCGAACCCTGGCTTGTGCGGTGGGAACAAAGCATGATTCGTTCGCTCCTCACCCCAAGCGAAAAGCAGGAATATTTCATAAAATTCAACGTTGACGGACTGCTGCGCGGCGACTATGCAAGCCGCATGAGCGGGTATGCTACCGCAAGGCAGAACGGCTGGATGTCTGCAAACGACATTCGGGAGCTTGAAAACCTCGACCGTATTCCTGCTGAGCACGGCGGCGATTTATACCTCATAAACGGCAATATGACTAAGTTGGCTGACGCAGGTATCTTTGCGGCGGCTGACAGAAAGGAGGACAATTCTAATGAAGAAGTTCTGGAAATGGACAAACAGGATAGTGAAGAACGAGGAAACGAAGGAGCAAACCCCGGAGCGAACGCTGTTCCTCAATGGCACTATCGCCGATGAAAGTTGGTTTGACGATGATGTAACTCCGCAGCTTTTCAAGGAGGAACTGTTGTCCGGCAGCGGAGATATTACCGTCTGGATTAACTCGCCCGGCGGGGACTGCGTTGCGGCAGCGCAGATCTACAATATGCTGATGGACTACAAGGGCAACGTCACCGTGAAGATTGACGGTATAGCCGCGAGTGCCGCAAGCGTTATCGCAATGGCGGGAAACAAGGTTTTAATGTCCCCTGTTTCAATGCTGATGATACACAATCCAATGACAGTTGCGATGGGAAACACAGCCGAAATGCAGAAAGCAATCGAAATGCTGTCCGAGGTCAAGGAAAGCATTATGAACGCTTACGAAATCAAGACCGGAATGAGCCGCGCGAAAATCTCGCACCTCATGGACGCTGAAACCTGGATGAACGCTAACAAGGCGGTGGAACTCGGCTTTGCG